CAGCATATACGCCAGACAAAATTAAATTTGATATGCTTACTGGTGTTTTAATATAAACACTATAGCCATTTTGAATTTGATTAGGGACATACATAGCACCTGTGCCAGTGCTTGTAGTATTTATATAAGAATATGAACCAGTGGTTAGATTATTTGTTAATTTAAATGTTGTTGCCGTTAAAGGCTGAGCATAATAAGTTGTTCCTTGCGTAATGCCTGTAGGCAAAGAACTTCCATAAAATACAACAGGCGTATTAGCGATAGGCGCTGTTGTCCCAGTTACAACCGTTGGCGAAGCATTTGTAAAAGAAACAGACGGTTGGCTACCCGAAACAGTATCTACGATTGTAATAGTAGATGAGCCACTTGTGGTGGAAACCGTTGGAATAATTAATGTCTGCACACCGCTTTGAGTGCCGCTTGTATTAATAACAGCGCCGCCAGAAAACGCTGAAACGGTAAATGTTGTTAATGTTAATTGGGTAAGTACATAATAAATTGTACCAGCCGTTAATCCCGTGGGAAGCGCACCCGTGGTTGTAAAAACAACAGGAGTACCAACTGGAGGAGCAACAGCCGCCGTTATAACTGCGGGACTTGCAATCGTAATAGTTACCGTTTGAGACGGATTAACAGTCAAATCAACAGAAGTTGATTGAGGCGTAATAGGGATATTTGTTCCATTTGCACCAGCAATATAAGATAAACTTGCGTTTGCTCCGACAGCCAAACGTGCAATGCCGTTTAAGTCTTCCCAAGCATGAAGTTCAGTAATGTTGGGAATTGGTGACTGCCCAGCAGCATTGCCATACCAATTTACCCAACCACCCATTTTCTGGACAAGACCAACACCTGTCTTATCCGAAATAATACGAATAAGCTGTGATGAAGAAAATGCTGCTTCATTCAATGCTGGGGTTTTGCTTGTATCAATCCCCGGTATTAATTTCATGGCTGCGTGTGGCATAATTTACCTCGTTGGGGTTGCCACAGGAGAAGTAGAATAAGCAGTCCAAGCACTGCCTTGAAATTTTTTCCGTGCTTCTTCCACCATTCCACCCTTAAGAAGCGAAGTATATTGGGTTTCATAACTTTGAGCCATTTGCGGATCATCCGATTGACGACCAAAATTGCGCTGATATGCCGAAAGATAAATCATTGATGCCATTACCAATAAATCAGGCAAATTTTGGCTTATAAACGTATATGATGTATCAGCCGCGCTACCAGTAGCAGTAGCATAGCTATTCAATGTTGGTCCTCGTGTTGTACCAGTTATGGTCAAGGTATAACTATTATTGTCTGCCCAAGGTCCAAACACAATGTTCTGGTTTGCTTGACCACCAGTAGCCAAATCACCGCCATAAACAGCAAAAAATTGCGGAATACCTGCACCAGCCGATGATCCATAGACATTTCGGATAAATTCTTTTGTTACTGGGGTCAAAGCATTCAGATTTCCTGTGCTATCAAGAACAGCTACTGTCTGAATGGTAACAAAAGCGCTGGTTGGGATAGAAAGCGAATTATTGTTCGCCGCCAAAAAGTAAGTCTGAGCATTTTGAGACGACAAAAAGTCTAATTCGCGTTGAATCCGCAATTCAGCATAATTAAGCATCTGCGGAATAATTGCTTGAAAATTGGGGTCAGATGACGTCACAAGGCTATTTGGGTAAGTTCCCGTTGTCACCAGTGTCTGCTGCAAAACAGCCATTGTTGCAATCTGAGTAACATATAGATTGTAAGAAAGGGCTGTTGTTGCAGTGGTCATCCCAAAATTCCTTATTCAACCATCTTGAAAGCCGTATGTTCTACTTCAGAAACACGCCGTGACCAGCCTTTTCCGAAAGTACCATAAGTAGACAAACTTTGCAAAAAGGCTAATCGGGCTTCGCAAACTGATGTAGCAACATCACGGGAATTTGCCGTTTCAAGAGCCTTAAGCGTGACTGGTCCAATTTGTCCGTCCGCACTAACTTTAAGCACTGACTGCAAAGTTTTAGCGGCACGAAATGGTCCTGAATTGATGGCAAAATCAAAGACGGCATAATCTACACCCATAGGAAGATCATCCCCTTTGACGGTATCCCAGTATTTAAATTTATATAAAGGCATGACATCAATTGGTGTTAATGCCTTAATATCATCTTTGGTAACTTCATGCCCAACCCAAGCCTCCCAAGTAGCCTTGGTGCAGCCAAGATTGGTGGCCCCGCCGGGGTCTTTTGAATTGTCAACATACCCGCCTTCGTTTTTAAGAACCAAGGCAAAACATTGTTCCCAATTATTCTTCACTTGTCGCTCTTTAAAGCTGCTGTAAGCGCATCCGTCTTTTGTTTGGAGCCTGCACTGCTACCAAAATAAAAACCCATAACGCCAGTCCAAGCCGTGCCAAGTGTACCGATCAACATCAAAAGTGCTTCGCCGCCAGTGGGTGGAAGCCCATAATGAAGAATGTAGGCCACGATTCCAAAAAAACCTAAAGTCACCCCAACAGCCAAGACCCGTGGAATCCAGTCTCTCGTTGTCATTTGCATTTGACGGGCAGAATCTCTGTCGCCCGCTGCAATGCGCTCCAAATCAATATCCAATGACTTCATTTGAATTTTGAAATCAGCGTCAATTTTTTTCAAAGCGGCCAACTGATCGCCATTTGGATTGGCAAGGGCCGCCATGATGTCATCTTCTGATCCGTCTTGATGACCGAACAAAGCACTAGAGATGGCCCTAACCGCCATTCCAGCGACTGGGCCACCAAGGGCGGTAGCAATGGTAGGAGCAACCGAACCGATCAGTGGCCCAAAAGTTTTGAGAATATCCATGTTAATTCACAGAAGATGTTTCTGCATCTTGCGCCGCCACAGAAGCGGGGGCTTGAGATGTTGCAGCTTCCACTTGTGGCTTTGCTTGCGTGTGTAGATGAGTGATTAGATCAGCCACATCAGCATATGCACCTTTGGCTAAATGTGCCAAAATTGTATTAATGTGAGCAACAGTTAATTTTAAATTTAATTCAAGATTGTCCATTTTTCCCTCTTACAAGTTGTGTGCTGCTAAACGATTTTGCAACTCAGCGATTTGTTGTTGCAAACCCTGTATAGTAGATATGATGTCCGCATAAAAGTTCATATTCAAAGTTATATGTTTTTTTCCGTCATTGAAGTTTACATTTTGAGGATAAACTTGTTCAAAGTCTTGTGCAATAAAACCTGCGTCATTTTTACCTGAATTTATCCATGTAAAATTAACAGGCTTTAAATTTGCAATTCTGTTTGATGCATCTACTATTGGGCTAATGTTTGTTTTTTCTGAAATATCAGAAATCAACGTCCATGAAGTCGCATTGGCATAGTTAGTCGTATTAGAAACAAATGCCGTATTTGTAAGAGTTAATACGCCATTTGTTCCCGATGGATTGAAAAAATATTTTGCTGCAAAAGTATCCCAATAAATTGACGTACTTGAATCTGTTTGCCATGTTGCAAATGTATTTCCTGCATGTAAAGTATTATTAGATATATATACTCCATTGTATAAATTATTAGTATTTGTACACGTTATTGAAGCAGAAATTCCAGAAATAGCGGTTGGAGTTGGACCTGCATAAATATTACCTGCTGTTGCCTGTATATTACCAGAAGAGGCAGTAATATTGCCAGTTGTTGCCGTAATAGAAGTATTGGCAGTTATACTTCCAGCAGATGCAACAATGTTGCCGGATGTTGCGGTAATATTACCGGATGAAGCCGTAATTGCCGTGAATGATGGCGATGCACTTGTTGCTACAGATTGACCAATTGCAAGACTAATAGAGCCAGAACCGTTTGTAACAGTCACCCCAGTTCCGGCTGTTAATGTTGTAGGTGTATAACCTGATCCGTTACCAATTAATAAATATCCATTTAAAGGGGTGGTGGCATAAGAAAAAGCCAATGTGCCGCTAGTGGTAACTGGCGAACCTGTAACAGTAAATATTCCGGGGGCAGTTAAACCGACACTCGTAACCGTACCCGAACCGCCAGATGCAGCAATGGTAATAGAACCAGCACCGTTTGTAATTGTCACACCAGTCCCCGCCGTAAGTGTGGCAAGTGAAAATCCCGATGTTGATGTATTACCAATAAGAATTTGACCATTCACAGGCGTAGCCGATGAACCTGTGCCACCATATCCAACGGCTAATTTACCGCCCAAGCTAACAGCGCCCGTTGACGTTGATACCGTTAAACCTGTTGAGCCAGCACTTAATGAAGAAACTACAGGCGAAGACGCCCAACCTGATCCGTTAGAAGTTAGTACGTTTCCTGCTGTTCCTGCTGAAGAAAGTCCAGTACCACCATTGGCAGCAACAAGAGTACCCGCCAAAGTAAGCGGGCCAGTTGTAACACCACCTGTTGTTAGACCTGTAGTGCCAACAGAGAATGATGAAACACCAGAAGACCCGCCGCCAGCAGAAGATACCCACGTTGTTCCATTAGATGTTAGCACGTTTCCGTTTGCACCCGGCGAAGTAAGACCTGTACCACCATTGGCTGCGCTAAGTGTTCCAGCCAACGTAATAGCGCCACTTGTCGCACTATTTGGCGTTAGACCCGTTGAACCTGCACTAAATGT